GCGCCCAGCCAGTAGTCAACGAACCAGTGAAGGTCGCGGTGTTAGTGGTCAGGGTTTTGCCGCTGTACGAACCAAAAGTTTGGGGCACAACGTTCTGATCCATCTTCCAGTTCATGCCAGCGGAATCGCGGCCCATCAAGCCTTTGCTGTACTGCTTGCCGATAACATCGGAAGGCACAAAAAGACCCTTCAGGCTGTCCACGATGGTGGCGCTAGTGAACGGTTCAATGATGCAAGAACGGCGACCGTCACGGGGTGCGCCTTCGCTGTCCAGGTATGCGCCAGCGGTCAAATAAGTAATCAGACCAGTTGGGGGCACACCGGCAGTGCCAACGATGTTGGCGGTGTTGTTCTTTGCCATTGTCAGGCCGTCATAGTCAATTTTGTTGGCAATGGCGGCAATTGCGGGCTTCAAAACGCGGTCGCTGAACATGTCCAAAGACAGGGCCAAGTCTTGCGTAGTGAATTGGGTGTCAACGTGGAATTGGGTTGACAGCGTGACAGGCACACTGGTTTCGTTGAAGTCTTCAACGTTCAGTGCGGGGCCGGTCGTGCCGATGAATCGGCCAGGGCGGCGAACGTTCAAAGTGTTGCCGATTTTGGCGCCAACTACGGCGAACTGGTCATCGTAATTGCGGTCAACTTCGGAAGTGAAAGTAAGTTCGTTTTCCAAGACCATCAACGCTTCGTTGGTGATCTTGCTAATGGTAAGCAAATTGTTGGACATGATTTTTTCCTATGAAAAAGGTTTGTTTGTCAGCGAATCTTGCCCGCAAGTCGTGCGGCTTTCCATGCTTGGAATGAACCGTGGAATTCCCCATTGGAATCCACGCCCGTTTCCTTGCCGGATGCCCCACCACGAATTGGCGTGATTGGCGCTGGCGCTCTTGATTTTCCAACAACAGTCGTGCTGGTTGGGGCGCGGCCTGTGCTTTCGGCCTGGGCGGGTTTTTCCAGCCTGGCTTCCAGCTTCCCGATTTCTCGCAAGGCAGAAATAACGGACATGCCATTCAGTTTGGTGGCGAATTCAGGATTTTCAGCCAAGTGATAGAGGATTTTCGGCCCCACGTCACTTTCCATGATCGCATCGCGCACAGGGTCGGAAACCGAAACCTCGCTGCTTTGCACCATGTCTTCAAAATCCGGCAATTCTGCTTTCGCTTTGTCGATTCGCTCTGCCCAGGCTTTGAATTTCAATTCCTGTTCAGCCGCCGCTTTGCGCTGCACCTCTTGCTGGTCACGTTCCATCAATTTCTTGTCAGCGGTATATTCGGCCAACGCTTTCGCGTATTCAAACATATCGCTGAACTGGTCAGGCTGCGGTTCGGGGCCAAGGTCATTCGCGGGGGCTTGCGCCTGTTGCGGATTCGCTTTGGCTTCAAATTCCTTCAGCCTGGCTTCCAGGGCCAACCTTGCTTCGCGTTCTTGCTGGGCTTCCGCTTTCGCCGCCTCGCGCTGCTTGGTTATCTCTGAAAAGCGCCTTTCGATCTTCGGATTGGGCTTGCGCTCTTTTCCTTGCTCGTCTGTCGCTGTCGCATCATCACCTTCCCCATCTTGTCCACTCTGACCGGCTTCGGGTTCCGGCTCGTCATCATTTGACGCCGCGGGTTCCGCTTGCTGTGGTTCAGCTAAACCAAGTTTTTGGGCTGTGAATTCAGCTAAATTTTCGCTGGTGACCACATTCGCGGCCAACCGTTCTTCCAATGACATAGGTTTCCCTAAGAATTTACCCCGTGAAACCCACGGGTAGGTTTTGAATAATTGTCAGCCAAGTTTAGCTGGCTGTCAATTATTGTGCCATACCCATTCCCATTTCGGGCGCTGGGGCTGGTTGCATTTCTTGGGGCGGCATTTCTTGCATGGGTGCGGGCGGCTGAATCATCTGCCCACCATTCATAAAAGGATTGGCGCCTTTGTGGATTTCCTGTTCGGCCAGCATCGTGTAATCGGTTTGCTCACGATTGCGGCGCTCGATTTCTTGCAACAGCCGGTTTGTGTCCATGTTGTGCAGCATCAACTGAACAATGGCATCCAGTTCGGCTTTGTTTTGATCGGTCACCGCCTTGACGTTGGTTTGGTTTACTTTGGCTTCGTTGATGGTTTCGGTGTTGAAGGCGCGGGCGGTAACGTCCATCAGCTTGCGCTTGTTGGCCCCGTCTTCCCGAATCATTGCAACCTGGCCGCGGTTGTTGATCTCCAGCTGCATGGCAACCATTTGCTGCTGGGCATCTTGCAACGCCTTTTCCTGTTGCTTTAGCTTCATTTGGATTTGCGGCGGGATTTCTGATTTGTCGTCAATCTGCGCCAGCGGGTTCATTGCGGCCAAGCGGTCGGCAATCACATCAGCGCCAGGGAAATCCATGTTGCGGAACATCAGGTCGCCCGCGGCTTGGAAAATTTCAGGTTGGGCCATCAGCGGGGCCATTGCTTCAACCGCTTGCAAACGCTTGCTGTTGTAGCCTGGGCCGGTGTCCATCACAACGTCATATTCGCCCACGGTGATGTCGTTCAACACCTCGCCAACTGCGGTTTTCTCGTTGATGGTCACCATGTCGGGGCGACCGTCCACGCCAATGATTCGCATGACGCGCTGGGTGTCGTAAATCTTGGGAATCAAGTCCAGGATGATTTTGCCCGTTTGCTTGATGGAACGGGTCATGTTGTCGTAAAAGTGGAAATTCGACAAATCAACCTGTTGCTGCTGACCATTCAAGGCTTTGCCTGAAATGTTGCCAGGCAATTGCTGTGCTGGGTCAAAAATGCCCAAGACGGTTTGCAAGTCATCAGAAATGGCGTTGGCCGCGACCATGATGCCGTCTGGCGGTGGTTCAGGCTGCAAACGCTGCGGCACGGGTGCGGGTTGGCCTTCAATATCTTTTTGCTTGTATCGCAAAACCGGCATTGACTTGATGTTGGCTTGCGCCCATTCGTTTTCGTGGCCTTCGTCTTGACCTTCGGCCATCAACCATTTGGCCTTTGGCGCCAAGGCAATTGATTCGGTCAGGCTGGTGCGCCAAAAGTTGAACATGCGCTGCGGGTCTTTGGCAAAACGAACCAGGCCGTATTTCTTGCGCTTACCCTCAACGATAACCTGTGCGCCGTAGCAAGGCACAACGGGAATCCATTTACCAGGCCAATCCTTTTCTTCCAAGATTTCCATTGCGGTCAGCTTGCACCACTTGACCACCTTGCGCCAGCTGGGGCGCTTGTCAATGATGGTGATGCCGCTTTCTTCCATGATTTCTTTGGCGGGCAATTCGTCTTCAAATGCCTTTGTGCCGTCAGACAGCATGACCAAGGTGGCTTTTTTGCGCTCAATGTAGAAATACTCGGCAATCCGAACATCCTCTTTGGTCACCCATTCGGCGCTGTCATCGCCCACGCCGCGGGGGATAAACCCGCTGCCATCATCGGCGCCTGGGTACATTTGCCGGAACACGCTTTTGGGCATGACCTTGGTAATCAGGCATTTTTCGGCGTCTGAACCATCGGGCGCAATTGAATTCGGGTCGAAATAAACGCTGAACGGGTCATCAATTTGCTCAATGTAGATTTCCTGGTCAAACGAATCCTCGCGCACATAGTCGGTGACCACGCGCCAATAACCCCAACCCATGCGGACGGCGTAGTCGAACGCGGTGTCATATGCGGTATCGGCGCTGGAATTGACTTCAATGTGACGGGTAACGCCTTCAATGACCTGGGCGATTTTCAGGTCGCCTTCGTTGTTGACGGGATGCACCTTGATTCGCGGGCGCTGCTGGCGCTGCTGGTTGGTAACCTGGCGCACATACGCGTCAATTTTGTTGATGGTAAGACAGGGCCGCGCTTCAAGGTTTCTGCTGTTTTGGATTTCCACCGGCCACTGGTCGCCAGCTGCAAACTTGATGTCTTGCAATGCTTCGGTGCGGTTGTTGGAATCAGCTTCAGCCGACAGGCGCATGAATTGAATCGCATCATTGATGCGCGAATCGCCGTCATTGTCTTGGTAATCGCTCATAGTGGCCCCTTTTCTTTAAGAATTATCCCATCCAACTGCCAGCTGATGCAATTGCGGATTGTTTTTTGCGCTTGGGCGGCTCTTTCACCATCAGGGCAATATAGCGGAAGGCGTCAGCGCCGTGGCTGTATTGGTCATGTAGTGGTGTGCGCCCAAACTGGCCGGTTTCAGGGTCAACCTCATAACGGTAATGCCGTAGGCACATCAGGCCATCGGCGCAATTTTCGCGGTCAAACCAACAGTTCGGGAAAACCGTCCTGGCCGCGTTGATTGAATCAATAATCGGCACACGCGGCATGATTTGGGTTTTGTAACCCGCCGCCCGAACAATGTCTTCAATGGATTTGCCAGCTGCTGCCAGCGTTTTGTTTTCGGCGTCATGCGGCAACCAAAGGGTGTCGTACACATAACCGAACGATTGCATTTGCGCCAGGTAGTGGCTCATGGTCATTTGACTGCCAGCCATGTATCGCACCAGGCGCGTTTCCATGCCAATGAACTGAAGAAACCAAATTGCTGTTTGGTCTGACCAGCCCAAGTCGAACACAGCGTGAACCGGCTTGGTGGCATCGTAGGCCACGCGGGTGATTCGGCCATCCATCTCGGCCTGTTGCATTTCCTTGGCGAAAATAGCGCCATCCACGGTTTGGCGGCACAACCCTTCCCAAACCTGGTTATATGCTTCCGAATCCCTAACCTTCAGCGCGTCCTTTTCCAGCCGCAAGGTTTCGGGGAACCAAGGGTTGTCGTACCAATTGATCTTGATCTGAATGCAGTCAGCGGGCGGGTTGATGACGAACCGCTGGTAAGTTTCGTCCGTTTCCAGTTCAGGGTTGAACGACACCCAAATTTCCGACCCTTCCTTTCGGATGGTTGGAATCAAAATATTCCAGCTGAACCGGCTGACCGTTTGGGCTTCTTCCACCCAGCAAATGTCCACGCCTTCAAATGACTTGATGTTGGTGGGATTGTTCTTCAGGCCAATGAACGCAAATTCAGTGCCGTTTCTGCCGCGGATGCTGTTTTGGGTGATTTCGTAGAACCCCAACAGGCCCAAGGCTTCGATTTGGTCACACAGCAATTTGTGGACGGAATCCTTGATGCTGGTCTGATATTCGCGGGCACACAGAATGCGGATTGGGCTTTTGGCGCCCTTAATCAACAACGCCCTGGCAATTCCCCATGACTTGGCGCCGCCGCGGCCACCCCAGCAAACTTTGTAGCGGGATTTCTTAAACAACCCCTCCAGTTTGATTGGGAATTCGGCCTTGCCGATTGCCTGGTCAATTACTTGTTGTTCCATTGGGCGTTACAAAAGAAACCTGAATCCCTGTCAAGGGCGAACCGTCTTTGCCGGTGATTTCCTGTTCGGTCTTGTCGCGCCAGCCCAAAACATTTTTGGCCGTGAAAATGGCAAACGTGCTGTTGTAAGCGCCAGCCATCGTGCCTTCCACCAGGTTGGCTTCTTGGAATTCTTTGGCCTTTTTATAGGCGTAAGAAAAATCGGGATGCTTTAGTTCACCTTCGGGGGTTTTGGCTGTTGCCCAATCGTGCAGCGTTTCGCGTGTCACCCCAATCATTGCGGCAAATCGCGCAAGGGTAGGGAAAACCCCAGGCAGTATTTCAACGCGTTCATTGCCTTTGCCGTCACGCAAAGTGACTTCCCTTGTCGCTGGCTGGCTGAACAATTCGATCAGGTCATCACAGAATTTGGGGTCATAAACTGACGGGCGACCAACTGGACGTTTGACAGGCGCAACCCCGCCTTTTGCGGCTTTGGGCTTCTTTTCGGTGGGGGTTGCGGTGTCGGTCATTTCTTTTTGGTCTTTTGCAGCAATGCTGCGGTTTTTTTGACCCCAGCCTTGGCGGCGTCACGCTTTACGTCATACGCAATGGCAACGGCCTGTTTGGGGGGCTTTCCGGCCTGAATTTCGGCCTTCACGTTCTTTTCAAACGCCTTGGCAGTCATCGACCGAATCAGCGGCATTTTTTTTCTCCACGGGCTTGGACACTTCAGCAATCCAATATTGAATCTCTTGGATTGCCCCACTGATTTGCATCAATTGCGCCTGGGTTTGATTTGCCATGTTTTGCAATTCAACCAGGCGTTTTTGTAGGGCTTCCAGCATCATGTCAGGCTGCGTGAATGATGGCAAAGTTCAGCACAACAGCTTCAGACAGCGAACCGCCGGAAATGTTACGCAAAACGATGGTGGCCGAACCTGTGGTCAGCGTGGATGTGAAGACGTTGTAAGTTCCGGCGGTCGCGTTGCCACCGGCCACGTTGACGATCAAAACATCATTGGCGCCGATCAACGAATTGTTCATGGTGAACGAAACGTTGGTGGTTGCCGCCAGTGCGGCGTTGTTCATGGTGATCTGACCAGCGGATTTGTTCAGGGTCACCGCGGTGGATTTGCTGGTCAGCTGGGTGACCTGGCCTTGTGCCGAACTGGTGTAACCCATCTGTTCGCTCACAAACATGGTGGTGAATTCGGGGTCTTGATAGGCCACGCCGGTTGCAACTGAATTGCTCATTTTGATTTCCTTAAAAAAAGTTGTTTAACAGTTCCAGTTTTTTAGGCTGGCTTTAGCCCGTTCCGCTGGGCCTTTGGCGTTTTTTACCACCCCTTCCATCCTGGCACAAAACGATGCTTTTCGACCGGCATCGGCTTTTGTTTTCGGGTTTGGTGCTGGCGGTTTCAAATTGGAATTGTTCTTTGCGTTGTATTCTGCACGACCCTTGGCTGTCATGCCAGCGCCTTTGTCAGTCGGGTTGTAAGTTTTATCTTTGCCCGTGGTCTTGCGCGGAATGGGTTTGTCGTGCTTAGTCATTTTTTGGCCGTCTTTGCTGATTGTTTG